ATAATACTGCCCACCGAAGTGGGCAACATTAATTTTTATTACGCTACTAATAAGTCAGCAACAATACCATGTGCTTTTTCATTAGATACTTGTAAAGTGTACTCAACAAGCATTTGATGCTTCTCACTGTCACCAGCTTTAGCCAATAAATTTGACTCAAATGGTCGTAGTGTAGCAACAGATGCCATTGATGGGTCAAGCACAAGAGCTTGTTCACCACCACCAGTTCCACCATCAGCAGTCATAAATCTGTCAGGTACAACAGATAAAGTACCGAAGTCTGACATATAAACATCAGCAGCACCTACAATAGTAGACTGCTTATCAGAAGGAGCTTGGAAACGCTGTGCAGCAATACCAGCAAATGCTGATACTGCTTGTTTTTGTGTTGGTGGTACAACTAATAAAGTTGGGTTACCGCCATTTTCATAACATGATTTAACACATTCTTTTAATTTATCTTCACCAAAAGCTAGGTAGTTACCAGAACCTGCTGAAGTACGAACAGCTGTTCCGTTACCACCAACTGGTCCTGCTGGAGAACCTGCTGATGCTTCTGTAACATAGTTAGTTAATAACCATGTTTGGATAGAGCCAAGTAGTCTAGCTGCTGAACCAGCAGTACCATTACTTTGAGCTACGTTACCAAGAATAGTTTTTTCCATGTCTCGTTTTAGTTCTTGTCCTGCTTTAGCAAGTTGGTAAGCTGTTTCTGTCTTACGACCAGCTTTATCAACTGCATCAAGAGTACCTGATACATGAACTGTTTTACCTTGAATTTGTGTTCTGTTACCTACACGAACTGTAGGAGTATCAGAAGCACCTGAAGCATCAGCACCCTCAATTAAGCCTGCTTGACTAGCTGCTGCTAGGTTATCAGTTTGCCATTCGTGGTATGTTGCTGTTGCTTTTGTTTTGCCAATAGATGAAACTACTGGTGTTTCGGTTGGTGCAATGTTGTAGATAGTGTTAGCTAAATCTTCTCTTTGCCCAATCGCTGTATACGTTCTAAATTCTGCCATTGTTTTTCCTTAAATAAAGTTTTCAAATATAGCTGCGGCATCTCTGGCTGAACCAGTTTGCTGTAGCTTTTTAAGTTGTTTTCTTTGTATGTCGGTTACATTCTGCTTTACTTTAGCTCCAGACTTTACAGTCTTTGGTGCTTTAGCGACTTTCTTTTTAACACCAGCTTTACCTGCCATTAATTTGTCGTATTGTGCTGCTTTATGTAATACCAATACATGACGGGAATCATAGACTTGAGATAACTCTTCGTCTGTAAATCCTATCTTTTTGCCGTAGCTACGAATATCATTTCTGATGTGTTCGCCTTTCGTTTTGTCTGAAAACTCTGGTAAGGATTCTGCTAGTTTTTGTGATTCTTGTTCTACAAACTTTTGCATTTGAGCATCATTTTGCATTTTTTGCTCTTGAGCAATTCGCATCCTTTCTGCTTGCACTGTTTGTAACTGTTCTTTTTTTTCGGTCATTTCTGCGACCTTAACTGCATATCCTATCGGGTCGTTCTCTTTCATTGCTGTCAATTCTGCTGGATTGTCATTTTGTCCAATTAAGAATTGCTCTATTGCTTGCAATTTGGTTTGATAATTATCTCTAACTTGTCTAGCTTCAATAATAGCTTTAGCTTCTTGCTCTATGACTTTACGCTGTTCAGCTACTTCTTGAGTCTTTTTAGTATAATCAGAGCCGAGTTGATAAGATTTCTTTAGTTCATCAAGGGTAACTTCTTTTTCCTCACCTGCTGCTTTTATGGTGAAAGTTTGTTCTTCCTCAACTTCTTCAGGTTCTTCAACTTCGGAGTCTACATCTTCTTCCACTTCATCTTCGGTCGCTTCTACAGCTTCCTCGTAATCCGCTTGGTCCTCTGCTTCCTCTACTTCTTCTACTTCTTCGGTTTGCTCTTCTACTACTTCTGGTTGTTCCTGTGTGGAGTCCTCTGTACTAGATAGCATACCTTCAATAGCTGAAGCTGCATCTGTTACTGTTAGATTTCCACTTTCCGATGAATCGGAAGTCATGGTGTCATCACTCATTCTCTTTCCTTTTGCCCTCTAGGTGTGGCTTTACCATACAGGCAATATGCCTATAATATCTTCCAAGCCTTGTCTTTAATCTCATCGTCTTTTGCAATGGATTCAAAACGAGACATGATTTCATTAATTACTTTGATTCTGACATAAGCACCTTCTCTTGTAGCTACTTCGTCATCATCAGAATTAATGATTAATTCTACTAATTCTTTTCTCATAGATTCTATTTCGTCATTAAGCTCCTGACTTTGTAAAATATTTCTAAATGCTTCTGATTTGGTCATGAGGCTATGTTCTTAATTTTATCTAGAGCGTTAATTAGCTCTTTATCTTCATTCATTTTATTTTTAGCATTATCATTGTTTGCTTTTTGTGCAAGTTCTAATTCACGCAATGCCATTTCTTTTTCAAATTCCATTCTGTCTTGTTGAAGCTCTAGCATTTCTTTTTGTGCTTTTAGTTCTGCTTTTTGTTTTTCTAATTCTAATTTAGCCATATCAGATTGCATTTTCATTTGTGCTTTTTCTCTTTCTACTTCTGCAAGTATAGCGGCTGCTTTAGTATTGCTATCTTCTTCTTTAGGAGCTTGAGCAGCTTGTTGTGCCATTTGCATTGCTTGTTCTTCTGATATTTCCATTAAGAACTGGCTGTCATCTTTAAAGCCTGCCATATTAACAAACTTGGCTAATGTATCTCTGTATTGTTTAATATTAACTAACGGGTTGTTTAAACCATAGCCTTTAATAACTTCTTCTTGTTTAGAAAGAATCATTTGCATTGTTGCTAGTTGTTCTTGTTTTCCACCTGTACCTAATCCAACATTAACAGTGAGGTTATATTCTGTGTCCCATTCTCTAGGATTCATAGGAACAAAAGAATTATTTATTTTAATTATTCTTTCTTTGTCTTGGTATTTACAGACTAATGCCATAATTCCTCTAAACAATGTACTTACACCTGTGTCTGCAAAAATACGAGCAATAAGCTCTAACTTGCCTTGTGATGCAGATGTCATAGCACTCACTGCTGTAGCTGTTACATTCTGTAATAGATTAGGGTCAAGACCTTGTTGTGCATCTGATACACCACTTCTTTTTGCTTGAATACCATCTAGGTATTCCAACATAGGAAATGATTGTGCTGCACTAGATTGCACTGTCATTGGTACTAACGCATTAGGGTTTTTAATACGAATAACACCACCTGCTGTAGATGTTAGTAAGTCATCAAGATTAACCTGTCCTTCTACTGCTCCTACACGATAGTTGTTAGTTAAGTATAAGTTGTCTAGCATTTGTCGGGTAACTGTAGACTTAATTAACTGTAGGTCTATTGCTCTGTCTGCTAAAGACTGTCCAAAGAATTTGTGTGGAATTGGAATAGGGCAGACACTATGGAAAGGAACATAATCACATTCTTCACTCATCAATACTTCATTGCCTGCGTAACAAACTCTATGAAGCTCTGCTATACCATCTTTATCTAAATCTGTTTTTACATAACACTCGTAATACTCAACCAATTCCATTGATTCATCATTAGAGTCATTAGTATTAAAAGGTTGCTCACCTGCACCATATCTCGCTACCCTCTCTGGTGTAAAATCTAATGTATCACCCATTGGTAATGTTTCAACAACTTTTGGGTCATACCCCATTGCTATTAAATCTGAACGAGTAACTAAACTTCTTTGTGCTACAAAGTCAGAGTCTTCAATTGTTGTTGCTCTTTTATCAATTAAAAATTCCTCTGGAGCTACATTTTCTATTTTTATTTTAGAATAATCTTCAGTGCGTTTGCATTTTACATTATAGTAAACATTAATAATGGGTGGTACTTCCATCATCATTGGCATACCCATCTCATCCATTACAGGTTGACCTGTCATTGGGTCTACTGCTGGCTGTGGGTCTTGCTCTATTACTTCCTCTACTTCTTCTTGCTCAACGATTTCTACTTCCTCGTCTTGCATAATCATTGTTAATTCATCTTCTGTTAAGTTCTGATACTTTTCAGTTGTTGTATTTTTTTTATCATTCCAATATGCTTTTACAACACCTACTTTTTGTAACAGTGCATCTTTAAACCAATCGTGCATAATTTCAAAACCATTATTATCTTTGTAGAAAATATGATTTGCATACGCTGTCATTTGTTCTGCTAGAGCACCATCACCTTCATTAACTGGCTCAAACTCTACTGCTTTATTACTGGTAGTAAAAACTTTCATAATTTGTGGTAACGCACCATCTACCACTTCAGCAACTTCACCTGTAACTATCTGTGAGCGACCTTCTACTTCGTTACCATAAGGCTCACGCAAATAATACTCTAGTGCTGTTTGTCTTTCTTGAGAAGTTTCAGTCTCTATAAAACCTAATGAGTCGTTAATATGCGAATCAATTAAGTTAGCAAGTTCTCTATCATCTCCCTTGCTGTTCATATTTTTTTTATCGTATGCCATTTATACTATCCATGAAGTGTTTGTCTTTAGTGGTTTTGTCCATGATTCCATTGGAGACTCATCCATACCAACGGCTAGGTATCTAAACGCATCAGATGCGTGTGATGCCCAGTCATGGAAAGGTCTGTCATGAAACACATTTCTTTTTTCATCAAATACTCTACGATAGTTCCGTATTGCATCTAATCCTTGTTTTGTTTTATCTTTATCAAACCAGCATCTAGGTAAGAGTTGTCTTGCTGCGGCAATGCCATCCATCACTGATAACTTGGTTGCAATTGTGATGTTTAAACCTGATTCTTCTAACATCTCTTTTCTTGACTTACCTGTGCCTAATTCTCTTACAGCGACATCATGCGGTAGTATGTGTGTTGCGTACATATAGTCATGCTCTCGCAGCCAGTTAACATAGTAATCAAGACCTACACCATGATTCTCTGTAAAATCTATGAGTCGTACTTCTTTATTAACTACTTGTGCTACCCATATACTGGTAGAGTCTGACATACCTAAATCCCAGCCAGTGTATGTTCTTGCTAGTTCGTCTTTAGGAATATCTATAATTCTTTTTTGTTCTTCTAGGTCGTTAATAATAGATGAGTAATAAGCTCCTTCTACTGGAGCATTAAAACTACATTCAAACTCTTGTTGGTATTT